GTTCATTGCCGGGGATTGCCATCGCCCACGCAACGCCCTTGGCTTCGACGGAGGCGACACGAGCCGCCCAGCCCCGACCGAAGGTCTTCCATATCTTGAGGCCCTGCATGAAGCTAAGACGCTTGGCGCAGAAGCGCTTGACGGTCTCGACATCGGAGTTGCCCACGGAAGCCTTAAGCCAGCCGTTTGCCCTGCCCGGCCCCGAGTTCACGGATGCATCAAATGTGACCAGATCAACCCCGGAGGCCAATCCGTCGCCGTTTACCGGCTTCCAGAAGTCATCGCGGTAGATCGATGCCAGGTCATCATTGGAGATGGCGCGAAGGTCGGCCTTGGTGGCATTGGGATGACGGCGGCGGAAGGTGGCGAGGGTTACGCCCTTCATCGTGGCGCCGCCCTGGTCTCGGGGGTCGTCCGCCCAGCCGCCCTCGTATTTTAGGACGACATCGAGCGCCCGCGCAAAGTTGCGGTCCATTTTCACCTCGTTAACCACGAATATTATTGGGAGGAGATATTGCGGAGAGTCTGCGCGCCCCTCATATTGAAAGGATGCGCTACGCTCTTCTTCTTATGCTATTGTTCGCTAAATTAGCTTCGGCTGATATAGCGGTGGCTGGGAAGAACGATGCCGAGTGGAATCCGCCGGATCGTTTCGATCATCCATTTAGTGGGAAGATCACCTTATATCGCCTTCCTCAGAAGGAAGTGGTGCGGGTCTGCCAGAACATGCCGGGTGCTTCGCTTAAGCAGCATGGTTGTTCGCTTTTGGAAGGAAACAAATGCACTGTCGTGATCGTCAACAAGACTTTTATGGGCGCCACGCCTGAGTCTGTTCTTCGGCATGAGATCGGCCATTGCAACGGCTGGCCGGCCAGCCATCCCGACTAAGTAATGGAGACGATGGCTATTGCTGCCCCGGAACCGCCGCTGGTATTTTGTGTCGTGGTGATATTCCGGTTGGTTTGCAAACTGAGCCCGGAACTAAGAGCGCCGGAATAATGCCCCGTTGGACTGAAGTCGGACTCATACTGCTTCGTAATGTTACCCCATGTAACGGTTCCAGAGTCACTTTCTAGGTACGCCGCCATCAATGCTCCGTTTGCTCCAACGTCGATGTTTACTGACGTTGTTGCGGGGCTGCCACCAAACGTAGATGCGGTATGGGCAGTCGCAACAATCGTCTTTCGGTTCAGGGCTCTGAATTTCCCTATTGCGCACATGTTGTTGCCGCTGCCACTAAATGTACAAACTATACTACCCGTCGCTCCAGTAGGCACTACTGCTGAGATCATAGCAGCACCTACGCTTAACGACGATCCGTTGCTCACTCCGTCTTGAACATGAATTGTCGCTGAAATCCCTCCGATTGTCGCGCTCGATAAGGTTCGCGCAGCAACACCACCCTTCCAACTCACTGCTACAAAGATTTCCCTGGATGACGCCGCCGTCCCCAGGATTTCCCCAGCGAAGGTATATGTCGTATTGCTGCTGATGTCGGCCGTTGAACCTAGGAATTCCGTGAAGAGGGCGGCACCACCCAATTGCATCGGGAAGAAGAAAGCGACCATTATTGAAGCGCCTGCACTGAGAGTAGCGACCCACCATTCCCAACCGAACAGGCGCACCGGAACTTATTGCCATTGGTCGTAGTGAAGGAATCGCCGGAAACCTTCGTCCACCCAGAGGTCGTAATCGCTCCGGCTGAGGCTCCGTTGGTGATGTCGAGAAGGTAGTATCCAACCACGGCACCCGGCGCGAGAGTATGAGCCCCGTTGTTGGTGTAGTGTTGCATCGGCCTGCCGCCTGGATCGGGTGTTACCGTTCCGGTGGAGATAGTGCCAAGGGACAGGGACGTAACATTTGCGCCGCCCGTTATGGTCTGGCTGGCTACGTTGATCGCGGCGGGGGTGAAATTAGCATCTGGGAGTGTCACCGTGCGCGTGGTCCCGGTAGTGATGCCGGAGACTTCAAACTTGGCAATCTTGGTCGTGTCGCCGTTGTCGCGGATGGACAGATCGCTGTCATTGATCGCCATGATGGGGGCGGTCAATGTCTTGTTGGTGAGTGTTTGTGACCCGGCCAAGGTGACTTCCGCAATGAAGGCCGTGATCCAAGCCGTTCCCGTGCAGACGACAACCGCGCTTGTCCCGGTAAGCATTGTCACGGTGGCCGCACCATCGACCAGTTCGGCGCCATTCGGATCGATAATGACGGGGGCGCCATTCGCCTTGACCGAGAAAGTGAACCCTGCCCCGGCCGTTGCCGCCGCCGGCAATGAGAGAGTGAGACCAGCCGTACAGTTGATCAGATAGCCGCGATCGGTTGTCAGGACCGTGTAATTGGTGGTCTTGGTCGAGATGCCATATGCCTGGAACGCTCCCGTGGTCATCGCCGTGGCGATCTGCTTCATGATCTCGCGAATGGCATCGTCGAAATTCGAGATTGGGGCCGTACCCTGAATATTGATGCCACCAACATCCGTGTTGCTGGCAGCCGTCGTGCTCCAGTCGGTGACCGCGTTTTTTGCCATGAGATTTTCCTTAGTAGAGTCCGCCTACGCCGTGATCGATGGCATTGGCCGCACCGGGGGAGAGACCGCGCATTCCAGAAGCCACGCCGCCGGGGGCTGGGCCGTCAGGCCTTCCGGGGAAGCCGAGCCCGCCAACGGCGTTCGCGGCACGCATCGGACCTTCGAACGTGTCAACGACATGCGTATTCGCAAGCCCGCTGGAGCCGCCGAGAAGGCCCGAGAGGGGAGATTTTCCCTGTGCCATGTTCTTACCAATGAGGCCGCCCAGAAGCCCGCCCAGAGGTCCGAGCGCATACGAACCGAGGGCGGCGCCCGCGATGGCTCCTGTTGCGCTCTTGGCTTTGGGGCCAAACATTCCGCTCAAACCTGACGATGGCGCAGCCTGCGTTGCTGTATTGCCAAGGGGACCGTTGATATTCGACGGCTGTGCGGACGGGATGCCACCGAGCGCGGCCATCATCGTTCCATCGGGGGCCGTAGCAGTCACGGCCCCGAACTTGTTGGTTGTGTATGTAGGGCCGTATGATGTCGCGCGCGAAACCGTCGTTCCCGGTGTGGATGTCTGCGCTGTTCCGATTGCCCCGCCATAGACATCGGAGGGCGAGAGAGACGGCTGAGAGGGTGCGGCGAGACCTGGCCGGCTCATGGCCGCTGCCGGAACCGCCATCTTCTGCACGTTTGGAACCGCAGCGGGAACGCTGATCTTGGGCGCCGCTATCGATGGAGCAACAGTCGCGGCGGGAGCGGTGGGCGACACGGCCTGACTGGCGGGTGCAATGCCCGTCGCGGGATCGAGGCCAAGACGCTCGGCAAGGCTGGCGCGCTCATCCTGCGAGACGAAATTGCCATAGTTTGGCGCGTTTGCGATAGTGCCGGTGTTGGTCTTTTCGTCTTGGGAGGTGAATGACCCAGAGGGCGCGGCAGACATGGATGCTGCGGGTGTAGCCTGAGCCGATCGCGCGACCTGAGCAGCCTGCGAGATGGCGCCAAGACCTTTCGCTGCCGCCACGGCAGAAGCAGAGGGGGACAGACCGGGTGTGCTTTGCGATGGAGTAGCCAGGGCCAAGCCGCGTATTGCATCGACGGGCGCGGCCGTGTTCATCCCTCGCGGGGTTGCCATTCCGCTGAAGAGTCCGGCAGCGGTGGAGGGCGTTGCCGGGCCGAGGGGCGAACGGGTTACGGTTCCGATCGGTGCGCCTGGCGTCACATCCGCCATCTGGCTATCGGGGCCGTAAGGCGTTGGCGCGGTGTTTGGTGTGCGCGGAGACGTGGCATCTACCGTGCCTACGAGATTGCCTTGCGCGTCATAGACGTTTGCCTGGGTGTTTCCCTCTACCGCCTGCATCCCGGCCACAACCGCAGCCTGCTTTTCTTTCGGGATGTCCTTCATCTTGGTGTCAAGCGAGACACCCGCAGCCGCAGCTACAGCGGCAGCATAGGCGGCGGGATTGTTCTCGAAAGACGGGGCGTATTTGGCGATGGCCTGCCCGAGAGTCAGGTTTGCGTAGTTCTTGCCGAAGATGAGAGCGGCCTGTGCGCGCGTACCGGTGAGGCGTGAACCAAAGACTGCGAAACGCCCATCGGTGCCAATAGCACCGTAACTGTTGGCGTAATTGCCGGCCTCGATATTGCCGGGATTGTTGTTGCGCATGGCCCGGTCACCGACAACGGTCCTCGGGCCTTGGGGCGTATCAACAGTCGTATAGCCTTTGCCGGCGCCAAGGACGCCGCCATAAGTCAATGATGCCATTGTAAAGCCTCAAACGACGCGCTATTTCTTAGGGATGCGCTTTTTACTTGCTGCCCTTGCGGTGTTTTCGCTGTCCAACGCCTTCGCGTTCGACGGCTCCTCAGCGATCAAGCAATACGATCACGCCCGCCCCGGCTGCCGACAGAATGAACTTGACGGCCAGCCCATCTCCCAGACCGAGAGCGCCAGGCAGTGCGATATGCTCGCCAAGCTCGGCAAGGAGCTGAAGGCGAACGGCTATTGCTGGCATAAGCCTGAGCAGGAGTGGCGTCCCTGCAAATAGACCACGACCCGAAGGAACCACCCCGAGACAGTACCGGCATGGGGTTGTATTGGGCCTGCTTTGCTGTCCTTGTGTTTCTATGGGCAGGGTATCTCGCCGCAAACGCACCCGACTGGTGGGCAATCGCTCTCGGCGCTGGCAGTGGCCTTTTCATCGCAACATGGGCCATCGAGTTATCAGGCAACAAAGCGCCGGACTGGATGCGCCGCTAATGCCTTACCAATGCCGGCACCGCGACCGACGTGGTGAGCTTGGTAACTATCGAACTGTATAGCGCGCGGCGGCCAGCCGCAGACAATCCCCTCTGAGCGCCAGTCGAAAGCAGGAGCCTAGCCGCATCGGGATTTGTTTCCATAAGCGCCTGCGAAATTCTCGTAAGCACAGGCGGAGGCAAACCGCGAGATTCATTGATTGCCTTCATGATGGCCGACACAGCGGCAGCCACAGGGCGGCCGTGCAGTAAGTGCGTCATGATCGAGGGATCAAACTTATTCAGATCAGCGGCATCGACCAGGTTATCGGCCGTCTTCGACCCCCCCAATGCCGCGTTGGCCGTTTCAAACATGCGCTGTTCGCGGGCAATCCGAGTACCCATCTGGTCGGCTCGCCCCGGCGCAGCGAATGCCGGAAATTCTTGCCCCGTCTTCTCCGTCATGAGCATGCGGGCTTTGTTCGTGGTCGGGGAAATGGAGGAGTTCTCCACCCTAGCGATGAGAGGGTCCACATAGCCGGCGCGAAACGCGTTCTGTCCTTCGGGAGAAAGACCATTGAACGTCTGGATATTATCGGGTGCCCTGGTACGGCCCGAGGCGGCCGAAATGCCCGTATCTACAGCGTCGATGACGCGGCTTTGATTGCGAAACACGTCATTGGCTTGACGATATCCTGGAGACGCAGCCTCTAAGGCTGAATCCAATTCGTTATTTATCTGCCCCAAAATACGGGCTTGATTGTTCCTGCCGGCGCGAAGGGCGGCCGAGATCTGGTCTCCAATGTCCTGTTTGGCTCGCAACACCGAGTTGAAATCTGTGATCTGAGACTGACCGTCGGTCAGCAGATTACGAGCGCGCCGCACAACCCCCTCAAGACTATCATCAGCAATCCCGGAGCCGGGATTTGCGAAGCGAGTTACGCCCGGTGTCAGAACATCGTTGGCCGCCGAAATCGCTCCCGATACGTCTACCGCGCCAGCCCCTTGACGTGCAGCGGCATAGTTGGCATTGGCAGACGCACTGCGTGCCGCCGTAAGAGCAGCGGCTCTTTGGGCTGCGGTGTCTGGAGCGCCGAACCCTTCCGCCAGCGCATTGCTTAGACGATCGCCCTGGCCCATCTGCCTCTGCTGGAGAGCTTCCACAAGCGCCTGCCTGCCCTCATGTGGGTTACGGGCCGCAGTGGATAGCATGCGCTGCCCGGAATTGCCCAAGGCGTCCGCAACTGTGAACATGTCCTGCCCATCAGCCTGTGCAGCTCGCAAGGCTTGAGCAATCTCATCTGGAGTCCGGCCGGATCGGCTAAGGGCTTCGCTTAGGGCCGTATCGGCGTATTGCTGAGGATGCAGCCTCGCCATGATCGGGGAGATTAGGGGTTGAGTGGCAAGTGAGATGCCACGTGCGATATAGGGAGTGGCGCCGCCGGCAGCAAACCCAAAGGCGCCGCCCTTGGCCCCACCGATAAGCCGGTCAGCCATATCGCCATTGGCGTTGCCGGCACCGAGCAGGCCGCCGTAAATCGAGCCATCTAGCGCAGTTCCCAAAGCGACACGGCCAAGCGTCCCGCCTGCCTGTGCCGCGCTTGAGCCAAATCCAGCGCCACCGGTAAGAACACCCTGAGCAAGCCCACCGCCGATTTGGCCGGTGAGATAGGAGCCTGGGTTTTCGGACTGCGCTTTAGAGTCCATAGCGCGCATCTGTTGGAGTACTTCATCGCGAGGAAGCCCGGAAACCGCGCTGCCAAGATAAGAGCCGAGTTCATCACCAAACCCGAAGGTCATCGCATTTTCGGCGCCCGCTATGCCGGAGCCAAGTCTATCGTAGTTGACATTAGAGAAGGCAGGAACGCCGGCAGGCTGTCCCGTGCTTGGGTCTAGCTGGGTGCGCGGAGCGCCCGCCTGGATAGCCTTGGCGCGCTCGATACCGGCTTTCGCACGCGCATCGGCCGACTGGCTGACACCGGCACCAAGACTCTTGGCAATCTCTTCGACGGTCGCGTTCTGCTGGTCGGGCGAAAGCTGTAGAAAGCTATCGTCCACCTGAACCTTATGACCCTCGATGTTGAGCGTGGTCACTGGCCGATGCTCCAGTTAATACCGGATTGCGTCTTGAAGGCGCCGCCCAAAGGTGGGTTGGCAGCACTTGGAACCATGGGCTGACCGAGGCGCTGCTGAGCGGCTTGTGCCTGAAGCTTCTGGAGACCCTGCTGGGTGTACATATTGAAGTCGTCCAAGGCCTTCTTGAAGTCATCAAGGTTCTGCGCTTGGCTAAGGCGGGTGTATGCTTCTTCGGCCTTCCTGCCTTCATAGTCGGTAATCGCGCCGCCGCCCTTGAGCATCTGACGCGCCTGAAGGAAGGCTCCGCCCTGAAGCTGGTTGATCTTCTGCTGAACCCGTTCGGCATCCGCCGTGATATTGGGCAGGCGCCCATAGACCGGGCCAACCATATCGGGCAGTTTTGGATCATTCTTAAGGTCATTGACCTGTTGATCGATGTTCTGCGCGAGCTGGGTTACGCCGGGAAGCGCGCCGGCAGCCGTGCCAACCGCCTGCCCTTCCCTCATGCCGCGATTGGTCTCGAATGACTTTTGATACGGCGAAACAGGCTTGAAGCCATCCGGCATGCTGGAGGCAACAATCTTGCCGTCCTGCGTGGCCTGCCCGTAGATCAGATCGCCATTGTCGTTTTGCAGCAGAACCGGCGTAAGACCGGCTTTGGACGACACACCGCCGCCCGGCGCCGAGATCCATTTGTGGTTCACCGAGTCATACAAGTTGCCGCCGCCGGCATTGATGAGACCTTGGCCTTTCTGGGCATATTTCTGCTGGGTATAGGACTTCCACGCATCCTCAAGCGGCAGGCCAGAATCCACCATGGCGGCATATTCCGGGGCGTTCTGCCGGAAGAAGTCCATGGTCTTGTTCTTCTGGGCCGTTTGGGCTTTTGTCTGCCCATAAGCCGCGAAGGCGTTGCCGAAATTCTTGGCATCACCCTGCCCGCCGAGAAGCGCGGCAGCGATCGGCATAGCGACTTCCGGCTGGAACAACTGCTGCAAGCCTGATGGCTGCTGCGTTGCGCCGGGTGCCTGTGCCTGAGTTCCGAAAAGAGCGTCGAGAAGACCCATCTTGATTACCTATTCGCGCCGCCGCCACGATCGAAACCGCCGCTTCCGCCCCTGCCGCCTATGATGCCACCACCGCCTGAGTTCTTCGCTGGGGGAGTGGTCTTTGGGGGCGTTACAGGGGTCGGTTGTGGGCTATAATCCGGCAGCGACATCGGAGCGTAATACTGCATCAGGTTCGCCATGATATCGCCCGGCGCCTGCCCATAGCCTGCCGTCAACTGCTGCGAGAGAGCATCCAATTGCCCCGGCAAGGCCGGTTGGACGGTATCCATTGGCATTGTCGTAGGTGTATCTTTCTTCTTGCTGCTTCCGCCGCCACCACCGCCAGACATCAGAAAAGCCCTCCAAGCAGGGAACCACCGCCCAAAATACCGCCCGCGACATTCGAAAGTAGATTGCTCGGCCCCTGGGCCGTCTGGGTCTGACTGCCGTACTGGCCTGCACCATTCGCCGCCGCAAGAAGTGCCTGGATATTCGCCAAAGGCGCGTTCTGGCGTTCATTGGCGATGCGCAACTGATCGTTCAGCGTGCGGCCGTAAAGATCCTCGTTCATCTGGCCGATCTGTTGAAGCGTGTTGGACGGCGCCTGGGCACCTTGATAAGCAGCTCCGAGATTAGCCTGTCCCTGTTGGCCGGCATTGAACAACTGCTGTTGCGCATTATCGCGGCGGCCGAGCCAGTTCTGAAAGTCGTTGTTGACCAGGTTTCCGGTCACGTCGCCAACGGACTTCTCAAGCACGCCCTGATGTGTTCCCGAGGCATAGCGGCCCATGCTGCCGGCGAGATCGTTAGCGGCCCCAGAGGCGGCGTCCTGGGCCTGCTTCAGCACATTGGCGAAGCCGGGATTGGCGTTCATGTCATAGGAGGAATTGGCGGTCTGCTGGATGCCATTAAGGGCGTCCATCTGCTGCGAGTTATAGCCGCCGTTGTTGATGATGCCCTGATACTGCCCCGAGAGGCCATTTGCTCCCGAGTTGGCGCCGGCAAGGTTCTGTAGATCGCCCATCGCCTGCGTGGTCTGCTGCGCGTAAGGGACGACGGTTGACATGGTGTTTGGCTTCACCAGTCCGCCATTCTTATACAGGTTGAGAGCATCACCCATGCCTTTGTCGAGCAGCGGTTGCGCCGCCTTATAGGGCTGGTTGGATGATGTCGTGGTCTGTTGATTGCCGCCGCTCATCGCTGAGCCTCCAAGTGTTCACGGAGTAGATGTGGAACGCTCATTGCCGGTAGAGTTCCCCACGTCACACCGATTGGGAACTTCTGGTCGAGCCATTGGGCTAATTCGGACGGCGAACGAGAACCAAAATTTTTCACCTCTTCCAGCAAATCCGGACGCAATTCCTGAAAGACGTTCTGGATACCCGGCCAGAGATCAGCAAAGGGTCTGACTATCGTCATATCGTTTCCTCGTAGAGAACCCTCAGCCTCTTTGCGTTGGGGAATATCTTGGTCCAACCCTCCCGCCCTTCAGCGAGAAGCGTGGTTGCGCCGCAGTCCTTTGCGATCTTCTGCGCTGTGGTGCGCATGTCGGCGATCCAGCCGGCCATTTCGGTACCGTAGAGAGCCAGGCAGCGAAGTTTGGTCCCTGACTGCCAGACTTCCGGGCGCCAGAGTGACGCGCCGTATAGGCGGTCTTCCTCATGCGCGATGATCAGGAAGGCGTCCCCTCGCCTCGCCTGCTGCCACAGATCGCCAAGCGATAGGTCGCCGCCTGTCTTTAAGAGCGCTTTCTGAAATCCTTGGGTGAGCATCGACCACAGCCCATCAATCTGGGCCGCAGGAACGAGGCTAACTTGCATCGCTGGTCTGACCCGCGATGGCGTAAAGGACAGTCACCGTCACCACATTGGCCGCCGCAGCCTGTGCGCGTATCTTGCGGGCCGCAGACTTGGCTACGAGCTTGACCGGGGCGTCGAAGCCCACCGTCATGCTTTCCGTGGCGCCGATCGTGCTGTTGAACAGCAGATAGTCCGTGGCGTTCGAAGTCCACCACACGCTTACCTTGCGCGCCGTGGTGTCGGCGTTGGCGATGACCACGCCGTAGATGAGATAGCTGCCCGATGCCCCAGACGAGAGCGCCAGCACATCCGTTACCGACGTGGAACTGAGCAGTAGGGATGTCGGTTCCTGAAGGCCGGCGACGTTGGAAAGTTCACGCATCGGGCACCACGAATTTGCCGATTGCCGCGCTAATGATGCCGGCGCGAGTTTCTGCTTCAGCAAGCTGCGTTTGCAAACTCTCGATATTGACTTTCAATTGGTCAACCGTGGCTTTCGCAGCCGTAAGCTGGTCGGCGTAATAGGATGTAATGCTGGCCATCTCGACATCGCTGGCGCCACAGGCCGTAAGGGCGTCGAGAAGCGTCTGATTGAGTTTCATGCCGCCGCCATTATGATCCAATTGGTGCCATCAGAGACGAGCTTTGCCCATTTACCGGCCGTGGCTGCAAGAATTGCAGTTCCAGCCGCGCCGCCAGCTAAAGGGACAACGTTGGAGGAGGCAGAGACCACCGTCTGTGCCTGGACTGTCTTGATTGTGATTTCCCTGCCGGTGAACGAGGAGGCAGTTGGGAGCGTAACGGTGCATGTCGCACCGGCTTTGTTATTGATCAGATAGTTTTCTGTGGTCGCTACTGTAAAATCTGCCGTCTTTGTAACGGGAGTGCCTAGCGTCATATACGTCGCCACGACCATTGGCGCGCTGACCGTGAAATTTATGCCTACCGAAAACCCGGTGATCAACGATCCGTTGACCATCCGAACAAAGTTCAATTGGTAGTTTTCCGCGCCGGCAGTCGGGTCGGTCAACGTGGCTCCGAAATAAGCCCCATTTGTCTTCACCGCAGACGCGTTGTTGAAGTACCACAGAACAGTACCTTGGCCGTCGCTGGCGGCTGGTGAGGCGCTGTTGCGGTAAAGCTCTATGAATGGCCCGTTGCCAGCCCCGGCATCAGTGCTCGTATAGGCAGCGACCGTTCCGAATGCTGCTGATGTGCTGAAGGTCTGTAGAGCCGACCACGTATTGGCCCCATCCAGAAGCGGGACGGTATTCCCTGACGTTCCAGTGTTCTTGAAAGCGGCAGTACCAAGCCCGAGGATGGTCCCACCTGTCGCGGCATCCGCAGCCTGAAGCAAACGGCGCCCGAATGACGAGAGATTCACCGCTGGCCCTCGATAACAGCAGTCGGCTCAACCCCGATCACATGATCCCAATCGGTCCCGTCTGGGATTTCCAGCCTGAACGCATGGATCTTGGCTGGCGAGCGGAACGGGACGAGCGCGGTTGTCGAAAATGGCGCAATCGCGTTACCGACTGTCCTTGTTCCGCCGTGATAGTCCGATGTGATGGCGCGAAGTGTGAAACTCGGGCTGTTCGTATAGACCTGGGCCTTTTGCAGGAATGACCGAAGCCCAGGATTGAGTTCTATATCCGCTGTATCGAGTGTCGCGGCCCTCGGCGTTCCCGTCAGATAGCAAAGTCGGTTCGAGGAATCGAAAACCGCCATCGTCGGCGTGCCGCCAGTGAACAGACGGCTATCGAACGGCTCGACCGCCAGATCGACGCTGGCATAGTAGAGGTCCATGCCATCCACAGTCACGGCCGGCGTCACCAGCGAGGCCATTTCCGTGACGTTGTTGTCGGCATAGCACCAGCGATCGAGGCCCCAATGATAGCCGATGAGGAATTTGCTTGTGTCAGCCTTCTGTGCCTGGACCCAGACGATTTTCTGGAACGGATCGAGCATCGCCCGAATCGTGTTAAGTGCGGAGCGATCGATATTGCTGTCAAACCACTTATCGACACGCTCGCGGCCAATCGGGTTGCCCTCTACCCCGAGAAAGAAGCCATCGGCGGAATAGTAGAAATACTGGCCCGGAGCGATTTCCGTGATTGTCAGGGGCGAGATGACGCCACGATCCTGGTTGAGAACGTCTGTCCTGAACGAGAAATCACCCGTCGTGATGGTCATTGAGCGAATGCGGGTGCGCTGGAAGATGATGGCGCCCTGCTGTGAGCCCTTGCCGCCCATGATCTCCCCACCGTCCGGGAAATCCTGGAAGTCGCAACCCTTTTGCCCTACCGTCCAGAACGAGGCATCGCCAATACCCGAGGTCTGGATGCGCGTCGGGAAACTGGCGATATTGCCAAGCACCAGATATTCACCAGCGACCCAGCTGTATTTCGCCTTTGGAGGAGAGCCGGGGGCAATGGCGAAGTTGGTGCCGGAATCGACGTTGATGTACTGGATATCGTCCGAAATCTGATGAGCGAACAGATTCGCCCCAAAGACTGTGAATGTCCAGCGATCACCCGTCGCAACCGCATAGTTACCACCGACAAGCCGCGTAATATCCGTCCAGCCCAAGGTAGCGGAATTATATTCATAGAGCTTCGTTGCGGTGCCGGCGAAGATGCGATAGGCGCCACCAGAGGTGCGCGCATAGACCGCGCCGAGACATTGAGAGGCAAGCGCGGATGAAATCACCGTCAGGTCGGGCAGAGGACCCCAGCCGTCCTGCACCGGAATGCAGTTCACGACATTGACGGACGAGCCAGGCGCGTAGATCGTCCTGTCCGGTTCGAAAGGCGGGAAGACAATCACGGAGTGCAGCCCGTCAACGTCACGCCGGCATTGCCGAACTTGCCGCGCATCTCGACCGAGTTCATCAGGTCGATATAGCTCTGGAGGAACTGGCTTTCCGTCGAAATCCGGTCTGCATCCTTGATGTACTCACCGACATAGAGCAGGCAGGCATGCAGATAGAAGTTCGGGTGTGCGGTCAGAAGCCAGTTGGTCGTGTTGGTGGAGGTGAGACCGGGGATCTTCTGGTAATAGGTTAGCTCGATGTTGTTCGTTGAGAGCGGGAAAGCCTGGAGCTGCGTGCCAAGAATGGTGAAGTTGCAGGCAAGCCCGGAAGCGCGATCGGCATAGAGCCTGTCGGCTGCATCTTCCGTGATGTAGGACAGCGGGCGACGGATCGAGGCGAGTTCCACGACGCGCTTGTATTCGAGATAGTCTGCCGGCAGCGTGCAGAGGTTCGAGACTGGCGTAAGCGTTGCCGTCGTCTCCATCTGGCGCATGCGAAGCTTGCTGTTCGCCACACCTTCGGCAAGCTGGATGATGGTGTCGGCCGCAGGAGCGATATCCGAGCGCGCAGGCCAGTCGCTCGTGAAGGCGGTGACGAGATCGGAATATGATGCAATGGTGGTCATGTCAGCCTACCCCGAAAGGTGCGGTACGGACGCGCTTCTTCACTGTCCAGCCACCACTTAATGTGGTCGCGGTCGCCTTCGCGGATCTTCTGCGCAAGCTGGTTCTTGGGATCGAACAGCACGTTGAGCGGGATGCGCCCGACGATCTGCCCATCTCCGAAGCGCTTGCCGTGGCTTTCCTCGAAAGAGCGCTTGTTGTCTTCCAGCATCGCGTCAATGGCGCGCGGCGTGGTTCTGTAGACGTAGACGACATCGCCATTCGCATGCCGCTCTATGGGCGCGCGATGGCGAATGAAGTCTTCTGTGATCTCGACAAATTCCCAGGCGTCGTCTCTGATGTTGAGACGTGCCAGATCAATCGTCGAAGTCACGCGATGCAATCCCGAGCTTGGCGATGCTCTTGGCTTCGTCTTCGGGCAGCTTGATCGTGGTCTGAGCCCAGACCTTGCCAGTGGAGACCACGCCGGGAAACGGTGCGGGAGCCTGTTCGCCGGGGATGAACTCTTCCGGCTCGATAATCTTGATCAGGCCGTCCGGGAATTTCTTGGTGACGGCCTTCTTGAGATAGCCGACGACTTCATAGGCGCCGAGCGGGCGGTAGTGCCGCTCCAGCTTCATTGCGAGCATCTTGACGGGCTCGGGTGCAGTCGTCTCCGCCACGGCGGCAACGGGATTGCGATCGTATACGCCTTTCGGCATGAAATTCTCCATGGTTGGATAGAAAAAGGGGCAGCCGATTTGGCTGCCCCTCCTAGTCGCTGTGGTGGTTCGTTTAGACGGCGGCCGAGAACGGCGTTGTCATCGTGCCAGAACCGTTCAGGCTGCCGGTGAGCATCCAGAAGCCCGGAGCGGCGTCCGTGAACTGCATGACCGAGCCGAACAGACCACCCGTGGTGGAGCCGTTCATGGTGATGGTGTCCGAGGTCGAAGCGGTCAGGCCCATCGTGCCGGCAACGCCGACGACAAGCCCAAGAGCGCCCGACATCACGTCCGTCGAGTTCGCCACCTGAACAACGTGGCTGCCCGATGACACGGAGGTCTTGACGAAGACCGTGTAGGTATCACCCTTGCCGGTCGAAGCCGGAAGGGTGATCGTGCGGCCGGTGGCCGAGTCCAGAACGCAGATGTTGTTTGCGAACGGGCGCTGGGTGAGAGCCGTCGTGGCCGTGACGACGATCGGCTGGAGAGAGTAGGAAGTAGCCATTGAGGTTTCTCCTGATCAGGTCGAAGCGGTCAGGCCGAAGAGATCGGCGGCGCAGCCGTGAGCTGCCTCGTTTTTCACGATCAATGTATATTCGACATTGAGAACGCGCTTTTCCGAGTCGCCGGTCTTGGCGGGCTTGTTCATGGTGATGTCGCGGAACACGCCCATCTGGACCATTTTCGGGTCGATCAGGAACGCATTGCGCGCCACGGTGGCGCCGGCACGGGCCATCTGGCGGTTGGGGACAACCGTGATGGTGCCGAAGTCCGACAGGTAGGTATCAGCCGCAGCGATGATCTTGGCCTGGCCGCTCTTGATCTCATGGCGCAGCGGCACAACGTCCGAGTCGTCAAGGATGCGCGAGAACACCGTCTTCACATACGGCGAGACCATGAGGACATCAGGGTTGCCGCCTGCGTTGTAGGTGTTCAGGATCACCGAATCCAGGATGGCCTTGGTGAACGCGCGCTGGGTGCCGTTGGTGGCCGCGCCCTGGATGCCGGACGAGAACGAGCCAGAGGCGCCGCCAGAGCCGAGATCGTCATTGGTGGCGATCCAAGCACGGAAGCCCGCAGCGGTGCGGTTGGTGGCGCCATTGCCCGTACCGGCGGAGGCCGCCTGATTGCTCAGGAGGGTGACTTCCATGTCGGTGCGCAGCTCGACGCCCTTCTTGGCGGTTTCACGTGCAACTTCGGACTTGCGACCGGCTTTGTCGGTCTGGTCCTGGGTGGCCGAGATAATGAACGCCTTTTCCGAAATCTGGCAGTAGTTGCCGATACGGGTCGTCGGGTTGATGGCGTCGAACGTCCAGTCGTTGCCTTCCGGCTGGTTGTTGGACGTTACCGGCGTGGCGAGCGTGTCGGTCTGCCATTCCGGGTGGACAGTCGCGACCGACTTGCGGCCGATCAGCGAGGTGAAGGGAGTCTCTTCCGGCGTGATCAGATAGATCTTGTCGGCAAGCTCTTCCCTGTTGCCTACGGCGTCGTAGGTCTCGAAGGTATTGGCAACCTGTGCCATTGAAGTGCTCCGTTAAAGGTTGAGGTCCATGAGGGACGCAACCCCAGCGTCAAATGAGCCGGACTTGCGTAGCTGCTCGGCTCTCTGCTGTGCTTCACGGGAGGTTTTGGCCTTCGGGTCCATGCGGCGAGACCCCGGCATGATCTGGGGCTTTTTCTCGACCTGTTCGCGTACCTGGGGCGCCTTGTTCAGGGCCTTGTGGTACTTCACCAGGTCGCGCATCGCGACATAGAAGCGGTGATCAAGGGTTTCCTCGATTTCGGTCTTGGAGAACCCGTATTTCGAAGCCATCGTATCGACTGCATCATTCCAGAAGTTCTGATAGACATTCCTGTCCTTGAACTCCGGGATTGCGTCCAACAATCGCTGGGATTCCTCCTGGCGAAGCTGGTTTGCGGCTTCCGCCTGCTGCTCAGTCATCTGGCGCGTGGTGGCCTGTTGCTGATAGGCAAGCTGGTTGAACACCTGCATCCGCTCTTCGTAATCCGCCTTGGCCTGCATGAACGCCAACGGATCGGAGTTCAGCAGTTCCCGAGAGGGAGGCTGCGGAATGAACTTCTGAGCGGCCGAAAGGATAAAGTCCCGCTGCTGGGCGAGAGACTGAGCGTGTTGCTCCAGTTGAGACTTCTGCTGGACGTAAGCTTCGCGCTCCGTCTTCAGCTCGGTCGTCTTCCTGGTGTAGTCGCGCTGGAAGAGATTGTTTCGCTTCAACTCCGCGATGGTGATCACGGACCCGTCATCGAGCGTTACCTTGGCCGAATCCGGCGCAAAGCGTCCACCCTTGAGGGGTTCGGAGCCGTCTGGGTCGTCAGCGTCTTCCGCTGCGTCGGCTTCGTCAGCCGGTTCATCCTGCTCGGATTCGTCGGGCTGCTCTGCCTGGTCTTTGGCCTCAACCTTCTTGGCGGGCTTCGGATCTCCCGAGTCGTCAAGCAGATTGTCTATGGCGTCCACGCCGTCGTTGAACGACAACGCGCTGTCCTCGGCGGTCCCCTCGACGGGGAGGTCGCTTGCTGGCATGTCTGGTTTTCCTCGTTGATTAGGCGATGGTTCCCGCTGGGGAGATCGCTTGCTTCGTCACACTGGCCGCTGATTGCAGCTTGGAGCGAATGTCTTCGATCGCTTGCACCCTCTGCTGAAGGCGAAGGACCGCAGTAATGTCGTCTGCCTGGACGTTGGCGAGGTCGTGCAATGCCTCAAGCCGTATCTCGTCCATGGCAAGTGCAAGTGCTGCATCGTCAAGGAGCCGTTGGGCTTCCTTGGGGATGATGCTACTTGTCACGGATGGCGTAGGTGACGTTGTTGGTAAAGGCGGTGCAGTTCAGCCGAACCGGGATGCCGCCTGACTCCACGATCACCTGGGTAGAGGCTGTGTAACTGTTGATTGCGCGCCAGTTCGTGCCGTCCAGCAGCCACTCGACTGCAACCGTCGCTGTGCCGGCAAAGGTCATGTCGATATAGACCTTGCCGCTGGCGACTGCGGCGCTGGTGCCCGTCCCGGTGAAGGTGCCTGTAACGATTGCCATGTTGTGGCTCCTAGACGCTCAAGAGGGAGGCGATCAGCGCCGCTCTGGTCGAATTGAAATGCGTTCCGTCAGCCGTGCCAGCAGGCGGCGCCTTGTGGATGTCGCTATCGCGTGCCGACATCGCCGCGTCGGCGGCCTCGATGACGTTGGTCATGTTCGCCAAGCCAGCGCGGATATCGGCATTGAGCGGGTTCAAATCCGCCATATTGCCGTCTATCTGTGCGGTCTGGTTGACGGTTGTCGCCCAGCTATCCGTTGAGGTAGAGCGAGGGGTAATCGTGGTCTTCCAGACACGTTTGCCGGTGATGCTTGCCGTTCCGTAAATGGTCTGTAAATCCGCTTCGATCTGTGCGCGTGTGCGGCCAAGACGCAAATCGTTGACGCCATGTTGCAAAATCACGTCCGTAAAGGACATGAGGGTTGAAGCGGTATCGGCGTTGAGCGTTGCCGTGATCGGCGCCACGTCCGCTGCCTGCTGGCCGCCCTTGGCCCATGTGTAGCAGGGATAACCCAGGCGCCCGAGCATGCGCTGGAGAAAGCCAGAGGAATCCTGCGTCCCAACGCCGCTGTCATCACCCTGGCCCCATGCCAGACTGTCACCAACGATCAGGAATGAGCGCGCGGAGGCGGCCGCAACCGTACCGATGATGGCATTCGGACCAAATGTGTTGATGCCTGTCGTGGCTGCGATCGTTCCAGTATTCCCCTGGTCTGCCGCAACGTTGCCGTCATCGACTCCCAGGACATTGGCGCCTGCGTTCAATTCCATGATCGGGACAGCCACCGCCGAGCCAACGGAAAGCACGGTGCGGACCCAGAATTTTGTGTTGGCCGGGATCGTGAGGCCAGCCACAACATCCGATTTGATGCGAGCGCCGGCAGAAATGGCGACCGTGTTCGAGCCGGACCAGTTTACTGCGGTGAATGTGTTGGCCGGATACTCGATATAGAACTTCATACTGAACGCGCCGCCAGCCGTGCTGGTGCCGACAGCGGACAGATAGCGGTTGACGAATACCAATTGCAGATTGCTGATGGCGCCAGCCCCATGCGACCAGTAGGCTTTGCGGCAAGTGAATGGCGCCGTCAGGGAACTTGTCGTAGTGGCGATCTTGCCACGATTGGCCACAAGTCCGCCCTGCGTTTGGCCGCCGAAAGTACCATCCTGTGGCGCAAAGATCGGGCTGCGAATGGGCGATTTGACCGGCGAATGGTAGAGCGTCACTTGGCCGGCGCCTTCTGCTTGGCAGTCTGTACCTTGACCTGGTTGTTTTGCTCATTCGTGTGAGCTGTGAGCATGGCGCTCTCGCGATGCATCTGCTGCTGCGCTTCGATCTTCATCATCTCGATTTGCATCTGATGCTGGCGATCCAATTCCCTCTGACGCGAATCCTCCGCAAGCCTGGTGTACTCAAGCTGCTGCTTTTGGGCTTCCGTCTCGGAGTTCTTCTGCAATTCGGCCGATTTGACCTGAAGGTCGGCCTGCATCTGCGCCTGCTCTTTTTGCACCGCAGCGGCGGCCTTTTCCTGCTCAAGCTGAGCTGACATCTGCATCTTCTGCTGCTCAAGCTGCATCTGCGCCTGAACCTTGGCCTGCTCCAATTGCAATGCCGGGTCAGGTTTTTGCTGAGTAGCCTGCTGCTTCATCTGATCGAGCGTCTGCGGGTCGATCTGGATGTAATATTCGTCCGGGTTCCTGATGCCCGAGGATTCAGCCAGCTTGGTCGCTGTCTTGATGATCTTGGGCAGCATGTCGAGCGCCTGAGCGGCAAATCCGCCCTGCGCAAGCTGTAGCGCCATCTGGTTCTGCGTCAGAAGGATGTTGTTCAACATCATCATGTCGCGGTCACGCGAGCCGGTTCCAAGGCCAACGTTGATCGTGACATCCATGTTGGCATTCCAGTAACGCGGGTCCATATCGACCCACTTGTCCCGGATGCGGATGGTTCTCGGGCGGTCCTGATGCTTCACCAGCAGGCGAAGGATCATCTTGAACACGCGCTTCCAGCCCAATTCGGCCTGGTTGCGGGCGATTAATTCGACCTGGGAGTAAGAGGCATCCCTCTGGTTCTGGTTGGCCGTTGCAGACTGGTTCTGTAGCGTCTCCGGATCGAGCGCCATCGTGGAGCGGGAAACGCCCGTGCGCTTCTCCGTCACCTGGTCGAAATGTTCCAGACCCATCAGGGCCTTGTCGCCAATGAACGGGATAGGCAAAGGTGTGATGGGCGCCGTGCCCATCGTGCCCTTCTTGCGCCACACTGTCCCGCCAAACACAGGCGAGTTCATCATCTCCGAGTTAACGACGCTGCCCTCTTCCACCTCAGTCAGTGGGTTATTCACCCAATAGAGGTTATCGAGGAACTGACGCGTTAGCACCGTCTTGACGCGCTGCGTGTCCATCGTCTCATCGGCGATCGAGCGGGCATCCCAGCGGTGCGGGACGGGCTCGCAAGGAATATCCGAGAACGGGACATCATCGTCCCAGACTTCCCAATCCAGCATTTGCCCGGAGCCGCCAGAACCGGCATAATAGGCCCTGACAGTCTCGGCGATGCCGTCGCCGTCGATATCGACCTTCAGGTAGCACTCATACAGCTCGATAAGCTGCATGGCCTTGTCCTGGGTATCCGACGTGACATCGAAGTTGGGATCGCGCGCCTGGCGCTCTTCCTGAAGCCCGGAATGGCGATAGGCCGGCAGTTCATCCACCTCGGCCTTGTCGAAGCCCATCTCAATCAGGTCGGAGCGCGTCACCTCATTGCGATGAGCCGTAAAGCGTGCATCCTCAATAGAGATTGAATCGCGGTCCTTGAGGAAGTCCTCACCAGCGATGCACTTGATGCGCAGGCGCCCTGCCCGCGTCACGCGCTTCATCTTCACATCGAAGACGGGGATCTGCTGCTGGACCAGCTGGCCCGTCTGCGGATCGGGCATCATCACGATCTGCGGCTCACCCGGCTTCTGGGCTGTGACCTCGACGCCCTGGTCCTGCTGGAGGATGGCGATCTGCTCGGCCGTGAGACCGGACATCTCGGAATATTCGCATTCCTCCTTGTCGTCCCACCAGTGCTTTACAATGCCGTTGCCGAGAAGCAGGCTATCATGCGTGGCGTCCCACAGCGTGCGATAGCCTGGGTTGTCCTTCCAGAAGACGTAATTGCAGTAGTCCGTCGCCTGCTTGGCGAATTCCTCATCGTTCGGTCCGTATGGCTCATACTCGGCCATGCGATCAGAGGCCGAGAACACGCGAATGATGCCCGGGAGCATCCAGCCGATCGTGTCGGCCACATCGCGAGAGACGACGGACGAACGATTGTCCGCTGCCGGCGTATCCTTCATCTCGCCGCGATAGTATTCCAATGCGCGGGCTCGTTCGCCAGACAGTTCCGCCTCGGTGAAGCTGACTGAGGACTGGATTTCCTGGGCGATGAGGGCTTTTAGCTCCTCATCATCCATGCGCTCGCGTTCAGCCATTAAACCACCCAGGAATTGTTTGGCGCCGCGTGAGTGATTGTTTGGCCGGGCGGCTCATAGCAAACGCACATGAGGCCGAATGAATCTGCGCCATGCGATGCCCAATCATGCTCAGGCCCGAGACCGATCTGTCGCGTCTCGTCCATCTTCTCGTGATACCAGCCAAGCGCATCGCGGCCGGCTTCCGTTGTCTCTTCGTTGAACCAGATGCTCGGGAAGAGCCTGCGCCCTGCCTCTATGCGCATCTTGGCGGCGCCGGTCCCTTGGTTGGGGACGACAGTCACGTCGTAGCCGTGCTGCTCGAACGCGGCCTTGTAGTTCCAGTCGATGATGGACTCGTTGTTATCGCCATCATGCGGCAACCAGATCGCGGAATTGGCTGGGAGATATTTGTGCTCCCGAAGCCATGACAGGTGGTGCCCTAATGGCTGCCCGACTGCCTCGTAGTAATTCAGGACGCGTATTTCGCGCCCGATGAACTGCGCTGCCCAGAACGTGAAGGCGTCGGCCTTCTTGCCTGTACCGCCAATGTCCGCGAACAGGCGGATCGTCATCAATGGATCGGCGCCGACCCTACCAATGCGCCGCTCTGCTTTCGCGTCAACCAGATACCTGGCATAATAGGCGCCAGTCAGGACGGTAGCGTAACCGCCCTCCCATATGTGGTCGCATTGATCGGGCCGCTTATCCAGGTCTTCCTCTCGCTCATCGTGAAGCTCTTGAGGAAACCAGGGGTTGTCCGACCAGTTGGCTCGAACAACAGTTGATCGCGAGGGCGCCCCTGCTGGACCGCGAAAGAAGTCATCAACCGCATCGGACTTGCGACGCGGGTTCCATGAGAACCACAGCTCCGAGCCCGTCTTGCGTATAGTCGGCCGCAGCATCGTCAGACTGCGCTCGCTGAGCGTCTGCGCTTCCTCGACCCATGCTACGTCAAAGCCTTCGAGCGATTTGATGCTCTCGGCGTTGTGGTCCTGCATGCCTTCGAAGATGATGACGCCGCCCCCGGGCGTTACGATCTGTGCGCGTTGGCAATCGAAGTGCGTACCGAGCCCACTCGCCTTGATCTTGTCCTCGATCAGGCGCTTGGCGGATTCTCCGAGATCCTTCTGGACTTCACGGATGCAAACCGCCCTGAAGCCGGGCTCGGCATAAGCGCGCTCGACCAACAGGCCGGCGAAGAAATGCGACTTGCCCGACCCGCGCCCACCATATGCTGCCTTGTACCGCTTGGGCTCCAGTAGTGGAGCAAATGCTCTAGCGGTTTGGATTTGCAGGATCGACAATCAGTCGCTCGATGCGGTGGACAATCGGATTGTCGGCATCCCCAGCATGTTCGATCGAGGAAAGATCGGGCAATGCCTTCTTGAGCAATCCCAAGCCTGCGCTGACCTGAGTGGCGCTCATCTCTCTTTTGCCCTCAACGTGTTCGATAAGAGCATTGAGAATGTTGCTGTTTTGTATTTTAACCCGGTGTTCATGCGACATGGTGAAACCGGGCTTGCGCCCACGTTCTGACATTGGCAGTCCTTTTCAGGGGAGGTTGCCGGCATGTGGAAAATCAGCAGCCCTTCTTGCCGCCCTTTTTCGAACCGGGCTTGGGCTTCATTGCGGGTTTCTTTGCCATGGTGATTTCCTTTACGCGGCTGGGGGAACGAGGGCGGCAAGCGCGTCATTGCTTGCCTTGAGCTTGGCGGCGGAATCTGCTTCTGCGGCCTGCGAGGCATCGAGATCAGCCTGGAGGCCAGCGACCTGTGCTTCCAGCTCAGCAATGCGAGCGGCGCCGTTAGAGGCATTGAGAGCATCGGCTACCTTCGCCACGTTGGCGGCGAGATTGTCGAGTTCGGCATTGAGCGAGGAGAAATCAACCTGGGCCATTGGGTTTCCTTTGAAGAGCCATGAGAGGAATGCGAGCACATGCTTCTCCCTATACGCCATCGCGTATAAGTTGCTGATATACGGGAATGCGTATGATGGGCTTTGCCGGCGGCGAGCGCTTGGCCCTGCACTTATCCGAATCTCGATGCGTATCGACGCGACGAGCGGGGCCGGCAAACGAAAAAGCCCGCGCGATTTTCTCGGCGGGCCTTGAGACGCAAAGCGTCACGATATAATTTCATGCACTGTCGGTGATTTGCGCAGGGAAGTCAAGTCCCCTCATAAAATCGCGAAAGCGAGTTGAGACCGCTCACTAGCCAAGCCTTCATGGGTGAATTCAGCGTGCGAAGATGGTCGATGTCTTCGACGCAAACGGCATTGACGGTATGCAGCACGCGGCGGCCAGTGTTGATATCCCCGCAGGCAAGCAGAAGGTCGCGAAGCTCGACCATGCGGTTCCTGGCTTTGGCTGCTCGCTTGCCGCGCTCTTCGTCGTCATCGCCAGAGCTGCCGCGAACCGCGAACATGTTCTGCGCCTTTGCGCTAGGGAACGGGACGCCCGTCAGGCCGAAGTAGGTTGCCATGTCCTCGCTATATCGATTGCCGGCATCGTGCTGGGCCTTGCTGAGCACGCCATCCTTGAGAAGGCGCCCGAGGAGGTAGCCCCACGCAGGATCACCGGCCAGGATTTGGGCCGTAGCGTCCTTGGTGCCATGAATGCCGTACTGGCGAACGCGGCGATCGATTGCAGGCTGCATGTTCATTTCGAGGTTCGCCTCCTTGGAGCGTGAGATTTGGCCTGATGGTGTGCGTGGTGCATCTTTGCGGGGGCGCCCGCGCCTCGCCTTGAGCTTTGCTGATTTGGTGCGTGCTGCCATGGTGTCCCCGTGTTGCGGTTGGAGGATGGGCTATCGATAGAGCCTGTCGAGCGCGCTTCTGCCAGGCAACGGATCCCCGAAAAGCCGCTGCGTCAGTGATCGCGTGTCTGGAGGTATTTCCGCAAGACGGGCGGCCACATCCAACGGATTGGGATTGACTTCGCGCAAGGCAAGCCCCGCTTCACGCCGCAACCGCGTCATCTCCCGCATGTCGGCGCGGCGCTGAATCTTGCATTTTTCGTGTGTCGATTTACTCATGGTTTTACTCCGTATGGGCTTGGAAGATTTCGACGCTTCGACCGCTCGTTGCTGATCCAGCGCAGGACAGTGGATTCTTTGACCCCGTACCGCTCGGCCAGTTTCATCGTGTCATCACCCTCGAACAGAAACCGGCGATAGGCTTGGAGTTGTCTGGAATGGCGGGTGCATTCCCATCCCGTCACCCTCACGCTGAAAGGAGTGTCTTCCGGGTCTTTCCCGGGATAGGCTATAAGCATCACGCACCCCTTTCTTGCTTCTGTGCCGGCCCGAGAATGCCCATCGTCGCCACCCAGATTGCACCGACAGGCAATTGCTTCGCCTTGGACAGGGCGACGAACCTGTCCAGCGGCACGTTTGCCTCGATGACTGGCCGGTCCGCGTTCTCCGCCCTGCGCTTTTCCTGGCGAATCTGGAACGGCGCCTTGGGGCCAGGAAAGTATCGAGGCACCGGCAAGGATCTCGGGGGGCTTGGCTTGAGGTATTCTTGCCGTTTGCGGGCCTCCTGAGCGAAGCGGGCTACAGACGGGGAAAAGTCTACCGACTGCCCCTCAACCGCCCCGAGAATGAACCGCTGGGCCGTTTCAATGATGGCTGCCGCTGACAGGCCCTGCGTAGCCAAGTCGAAGGTTTCCATCGTCAGGTCGGGGTCGGTTGTCTGCGGAAACATGCTGAGCATCCGCGTGATTTCCATTTCCGCCATGTCGTCCATTGAACCGGTCCCTGGCTGCGTCGATAAAGGTGCGTTTTTGTTTTGTTTCCCGTGGAACGTTGGCCCACTCGTCCTCCCAGCACTCGCCGTTGAGCCAGGTAGCCGGGTGCTTGAAGTCGATGCGCTCTGGCTTGAAGCGGATGTAGTCCGCGATGGCCGAGAGCATGGTTTCCAGCGTCGTCTTGCGGATGGCTCGGTCGAAGGCTGTGCGGGCATGGCCCTTGGCTACGCGGCGTGGGTAGGCCTTCCAGAATTGGTCGAAGTCTGTCATCTTCCCAAACCCTCATGCGGCGCTTTTGCGCCTGGTTGTTATGCTGCTTCGAGTTCAATGCGGACTGCGCCGCCCTTGGTTGGTGCTTCCCTGCGGATGGCGATATACCATTTGGAATCGTCAACTCCGATCACGTCAGAGATGCCATCCAGGCTCGACTTCAGAGAGGAGAGACACCCGTCGAGATCATGCTTGTGCCTGTTCGGCGGCGAGAAGATGCACGTCACCTTGAGCGCCTGCGGGATATCTGGATCGTTCGGCCTGATGCCCGCCTCTCTGGCACACCATGCGGCAGTGATGCGGGCTTGCTTGGCGTCCTTGGCTTTGACCGCCCAATGCTTACGAGAGTTCGGGTGAAGGCTGCGTGGAGGCCACGGGAGAACGATTGCGATCACGCTGCGTTCTCCGCCGCGCGCTTGTAGTCGTCTTGGGCCTGCTGGAGGACCGAAAGCTCGCGCCGCTTCAGTTCGATCTCGTGGTCTGTCCGCTTCTTTTTCCCTGACGAAAAACGTTGCAGCCAGTCGAGCTTGCCGTAGACAAGCTTTCCTAGTTCGTGGGCCATTTCATCGTAGGGAAGACGCGCCATTCAAGCGGCCCTGTAGGTCTGGCTGTCACCGAATAAGGCGTCACCATTCGGGACTAGTAAGCCCTCAGCGATGGCCTCTTCGGCAGACTTCGACCTAGCCGGTCGGCCTGATGGCTCAAGCCAATAACTGCGCTCATCTCCAACATCAGAATGCCGGATATAGACGCACAGAGTCTGGCCGCCCTTGACGGCTCCTACGATCTTCTGAATATGGACGGGGAGACGCTTGGGCTTTTCACGCTTTGGCATTTCATCAATCCTTTCCAGTTTATGCGAACAGCCACCAAGCGCCCCAAGCAAGCAGGGCGATCGGGACCACACCGACAAGCCAGGCTCCTGCCCAGATCATCCAAGTTACGGGGAGCGAGTAATGCTCCTCGGCTGGCTCAGGGATGTAGTGGCCGTATTCGTCTAAGACGTATGTGCCGTCCAATGTGTTGATGCGCTGGCGGTGATCTATGAGGGCGTTCATGCTGCTCTCCCGTGGTTGGGGTGAAAGCCGAAGCGCCGCTCCGCCTCTTTTCTGGCAAACGCAGCGTCCGAAATGTCGTGGTAATGGCCGAGGTTGTGGTTCTTTCCGCCAACCGTTATTTGCGCAAACCATCTGGACCGGCTTTTTGACCATGAAACGCCAATGATGCCTGTTTTGTTGACGGTATTAAGCCGCTGGTTCTTGGCATTAATTCGGTTCGGCACCTGACGAAGGTT